ATCAGTAAGGACTTGAAAGACGTTTAATTCTTCCATTCTAATGTCTCTGCTATTACTGGAAAGTTATCTATGAATATTTTTTTACATTCATCAGCAATTAACCTGTGCTCTTTTTGAGTATTTTCTTGAGTCCTTAATTCAATGTAGTGAATCCAGCTTCTTAAAGACCCTTTCATGTACATTGTTGTTTGCGTTGTCAAAGGTAAAATCATCCTTGCAACTTCTTTAGCTATACCATTATCTATCATAGTTCTATAACAATGTTCTGATAAAGAAAGAGTTTCTGCTATTAATCCATTTAAATTATTATATTCTGGATGATTTTTAGGTAAAAGATCTTCTCCGACTTGTCTATTCTTACTTCCTTGAAGTCTTAATTCCACATCTTCATAATCAGTGGCTTCGCTATATCTTTGAGAGAACTCTTGAAAATTAAAAGATCTATGTCTTAAAATTTGAGCTGCGATAGCTCTACTAGTTTTAATTTCAATGGCCATATCTACCATTTCAAATGGACTCCAGTGCTTGTGCTTAATAAGAAATGCTAATAACTTGGGCGCAGTTTCTTTATTGAATTGATTTGAAGGGTTGCTAACTCTAGCATAATAAGCTATTAAATGTTCAGCTTTTTCTATTCCTTTTATCTCTGGGGCCGTGGTTGATATTAATTTTACGTTCATAGTATTTCTCCATCATTTTGATTGGAGTCGTTAAGTTCATATCTTTCTCTTTGAGAAGCAGAAACATCATTCAAAGAACCGCGCTCTTCAATGTTAAAATTTTCTACTTGATAATTTAAATAATTCTGTGCCCATGTTTCTTTACCTGTACAATCTAATCTTCTAACTAGGTCTTGGTGACCCGCAGCGTCTTTACCTTGGAATCTAGTTTTTGTTGGTATTAATTTATGTGTCCCAAATGCTTGGCCATCTAAAGCAAGCTCATCTAAAGTCTTTCTTCTAAAGATCGCTACAAAAGAAGCAAACCATTGAAGTCTATCTGATAAAGAGATTACTGAACTATCGTCAACTACCTCTGCGCCTTTTCTATTAAAACTTTCTCCAGTTCTATTTAATTGCATCGCAGTAATAACTGGGCATTGAATTTCTTCTGATATTCTTTTGAGTTTGTCGATTTTATCTCCAATAGCTTGATGCTCTGCCCAATTTTGGCCGACCTTTTCTCCAGTTAATTTTATATAATCATAAGCAATCATAGCTTGATTTCCTCTACCAACTTTTGAGAGATACCATCTGCGGATAATGGAACAGATTTGATCTATATTTTTATTGCCAACATGATAATGAAAATATTCATACTTCTTTACTTTGCTCCAAGCTTCTCTTACCTTCTTTGTCATTTCTTCATTTTTACGCCAGTTACCCGTTTCAAGATACCAAACTGGTACTCCACTTAAAGATGCTACCATTCTTAATTGAATATCTACGGTTTGCATTTCGGTATCCAGAATCAAAGTCTTTGTTTTATTCTTGGGATTAATAGCAGTTTTAAAGCAAATATCATTTAGCCAAGTTGATTTTCCTTGTCCAGGTCTACTGGCGATAGCATAAATATTGCCATTTTTTAAACCACCATACATTCTATTGAATTCTGAATATGGCGTAACAAGTCCAGTTTCATCTTTAGGAGAGTTTCCTCTTTCTTCGATAAGATCTTCTACGCCTTCAAAAATATTAATTGGTATATCGTTTTCTGAATAAGATGATATTTTCTTGTTATATATACCATCTATCTTACCAATGATCTCGTCTAATGAATCCTCTGCATTTTTAGTAACATACTCTTTAAGGTTATCTGCCGTTTGGCAAAGCTCTCTTCGAACTCTAAATTTAATTAACTCCTTGCAGGCTGTCATGGTAGCTTCTTCTGTTATCTGAGAAAAGGTTAAATTATCTATATAATCAAAAATGTTAATTTCATCTTTAAAGGATATGCCTAAGTTCTTTATCTTTTCCGCTAATAAGACTTTATCTACATTTTCGCCTTTGTATTTAATATTCTTAAATACTGAATAGATTGCAGAATGAACGTCATTAAAGAAGTCGTTTTCTGATAAAAATACATCAATATCAGCAAATAGATCTTGATATTTTAATAAACCGCTAAGAACATGTCGTTCTACTTGTAAGGAGTAAATCATTCAATATACATGATACCAAACTAAAAATTAAAAGTCAAGTTTTAACTATCCTCATCCTCGTCTTGTTCATCTTCTTTCTCGTTATTTCTATTAATTAGATCTGTTGTGGCTTCAAAATTTAATTGATCAACGCTTTGCCCCCATGTATTTAAATAATATAAAAGGGCCATAGCATTTATTTGATTATCAAATTTTGTATATACTTGTGGTTCGCCTTTTGCTGAGAAATTAAATAAAATATATCCACCATAACTGCACTCGTCAATCTGTTTTAATAAAGATTCTGGAAAATTGAATTTCTTTTTATTAGTCACTACAAGGTTTTACACTTAAATGATAAGTACGCCACACTTTTCTTCTATATATTGTGGTGATAAATTTTTAAGATCATCTTCGTAGAGCTCTATAAATTTAAATCCATTTGTATCTATCCATTTTTCTTTTTTAACATCCCTTTTGATGCTTTCAAGATATTTTAATCTAGAATTATCGTGAAAAAATTTGTTAAAGGATTCATGTTGAGAGCCTTGTATCTCCACGGCTATCTTCTTTGTTGCATTTAATAAATCTATCTTAAGCATGCTTCCATAAACAGGAAACTCCTCATAAACTATATGATTTTTCCAATAAGGACAAAAGAATGTTTTGAATTTATATTGAAGCTTACTTCTGCTTTTGGCTTCCCAATTAATTAAGTATCTTCTGACATTCTTGTTAACGAGTTTTCCGTTAACATTTAAAAGCCTCATAGAGCCAAAGTATTAATAAATTTATTATAAAAATAATCTACGATAGCTTTATTATCTTCTAAGTAAGATCTGAGATTATCTATTCCTTGATGCTGTTTTTTTAATTCTAAATTTTCTTTCTTAAGCTCTTCTATAATCTCATCTGTAAAGGTAACCCATGCTCCTTTGGCAGAGGCAAACTCCCAAGAAAGAATTTGATCAATGACCTCATATTCTCTCCATACCGAAGACCCGTCTTTTCTACCATACTTAATAGGGTATTGAACTTTTGAATTGGTAGTTTCATTCGTAGATTTTTTAATAGTAATTTTAACGTTATGTCCAATTATCTTATTCTTGGTTTGATCGTATCTTTCATTTGGCTTTTCTAAGATAAGATCTTTACCAAATTTTGGTTCGAACTCAAGTATCCAATTAGCAAAATGTAAAAGCGCGTTTCCTCCAGTTGCGGTAGTTTGGCGGATGTCTTTATTAGCGGCATATGGATCAAGTTTGATATCAGAACGTACTTGACTTATAAAGATAGCCATATGCCCACGTTTAGAAAGAGCCAATGATATTCTTTTCATAAGCATCGAAGATATAACTGCTCCACCAGCAACCTTTGTGGCCTCTGTCATATTTTTAAGACTATCCCCTTTTGTCATTAAACCGTCAACAGAGTCTAACATAAACATGTATCTTTTGCCTTCGTCATTATTTTGAATTAAATCTTTCATTAATTCTGAAACTGTTTCAAAAATATTGCATTCAAAAACAAAACATGTGCCATCTTCCCATTCATCAGCAGAAGTTACGAATTTTATTCCAGACCTTTCTTTAATTTCTTTGCTTAATCGTCCTTCAGCTTTGAATAATAGAGCTTTGGAATCCTTTACGGTTTTAAGGAAGTTCTTCATTACTTCTAATGCTTCTGAAGTTTTACCACCCTCATTCATACCTATAAATCTATGCAGTCCTGGACATAGTCCTCCGCTTGTAGCAATATCTAAATTTAGACTTCCAGTAGACACTTTATAATAGATCTCTTCTTCGTAATTATAATGATCATCTTTATTTTCCTTCAAAAATGAAGATAGTCTACTTTTTGCGCTAGGTCCAGTATCTTGTACTGGTTCTTGATCTTTAGGTTTTCTTCCCATAG